TGGTCATGCAGATTACCATGGTATGCAAAGCAATTAGGACTATCAGGCGGTGGAAAATATTTTTGGTAATCTATAACATATAAATAAATGATATATAATGATGTAGAAAAAGAAAAATACATTTATCGCACATTCGAACCTGATTCTATTCAAGATTCTGATTTGGTTTGGCATAGAGATAAACGTGATAGAAAAGTATTAGTAGTTGCCGGAGATAATTGGCAATTGCAATTTGACGATCAATTACCGATCGAACTAACAGTAGATGATTTAGTTGTTATAAAGGCGAATTTTTACCATAGATTAATTAAAAAGGAAAATAGCAATAAGCTAATCTTAAGGATAGAAGAGGTCTGATAAGTGCTACAGGAAGATAGATTGACACGCATAGAAGAAAAAATAGACAAAATCTCTGATTCTGTCAGCTCTTTAGCAAAATCATCTGCAGTAATGTCAACTAAAATTACAGAGTTACAAGTACGCAGAGAAGAATCGCACCAAAGAGCTAATAAGTTTTCAGAAAGAATGGATCACATGCACGACGGGATTCATGATTTAGATACTCACCTCAAAGGACTTGAAAGTAAAGTTACGGTGACCTCTAAAATATTGCTTGGCATCGGCTCAATATTAGTGGCCGCTGTTATAAACGAAATAGTAAGGATTTTATAATAATGGATAAAGTAAAATACCCACATTCGATGTATCATCCAAAAAATGGAGAAGAAGTAGTAGTCAAGTCTCCTGAAGAACATGAAAAATACGCAGAAATGGGTTATACTCATTCCAAAAACGAAAAATGTTCTAAGCACAAAAAAGAATCATTTAGAAATTTCAAAGAAAGTCTTAGATCAGATATTGCTAAAATGGCTCGCCAATACCCGGAAGGTGAAAGGGTTATAGATACAAGAAATGGACTATCAGGAAAAGTTTTACAAGTTGGTAGAGATTTTGTTATAATAGCATTTGGAAATATTACCAAAAATGTACCAGCACAATACGTAAGATTAAAAGAATCAACCGGAGATAATATGAGTACCAATGAGTCGACTAAAGAATACGCTAAATCTTTAGAAATGCTTGCTAATAAAGCAAAGAAAGATCAAATCACTAAGAAAGATTTAGAAACTCTTTCAAAGTTGGCAGACTTAATGAAAAATGCTAATGAAGAAGCTCAAATTGAAGAAAAAGATATGGGCAAATTAGAAATGCGGAAAAAGAACTTAGAAAGAGCAATTGCAGATCTAAGTATGAAGCTCAAGAAAAGTTCAGCGTATGGTGGTAAGATTCCAGAAGTTAAAAAAGAAGTTGATGAACTTAAAGCTAAATTAAGAGCAGTCAAAAAAGAACTTGGCGAAGAAAAAGATTTAGAAGAACTAGATTCTAAAACTTATCAATCTTATATTGATAAGGCAGAGAAAGATACCATTGCGCGAATGGGTAAAAGCAAACAAACTGATAAAGACAATTACACTATGCGTAAACGAGCACTTGGTATGGCCCGTGCATCGCTAAAGCAATACGGTGATAAGCGTAGTGTCAATCAACGTATACGAAATGAAGAAGTTGAACTTGAAGAAATGGATCTGTCAAAACAAAGTTCTAAACAGCTTCTTATGTTTTATCGTAAATATGCCGATATGAAAATGAGTCCTTCTGACGCTAATACAGTCAAAGCAGTTCGTCGTGAACTAATTAAGCGTGGTGTTTCTATTAAAGAAGAAGTTGAACTTGATGAAGGTAAGTCAAAGGCGGCCGATGCAATAAAAGCCATGATGTCAAAAGTAAGTGGTGATGATAAGCGTGATATGCAAGTATTGGCTGGTAAATTAGAAAATTGGGCATCAACAGGAAATCCAAGTGTATTAGCTGACATTGTCGACAAGCTAGTTAATATGGATACTGATCCACGTGAAGGTGCTCTCGCTGCCATTAAAAAAGGAGATCCTGCCATGGCCAAATCGATTATGTCTAAGCTGAGTAAGAAAATGAATGAATCACTTGAAGAAGCCACATTTATGGTTACTATTAAGAAAGGTAAATATGGCGGTGTAGATGCTGATGGCAAACCTACAATGGTTAAAGCAAGCTCGCCAAAACAAGCATTGGATAAAGCTGCTAAGAAAGTAGGCATTGATCCAAAACTAGTTGGCACAGGACAATATGATATAAAAGCTAATACAAAAGAATCTGTCGATGAAGGTTGGCAATATGATTCTGGCTGGAAGAAAAAGGCTGGTGACACAAAGGACAAATTCGGTAATACCATTAAAGATAAAAACCGTGCTAAGAGTCTAGCAAAGCAAGCTATGAAAAAGACTAAGGCTGACATGAAAGAAGATAAAGAACGTTATCAAAAATTCTTTAAAGCAGCTATGAAAAAGTTCGGTATTAATAATATTGCTGATCTCGAGGGAGATAAGAAAAAAGAATTCTTTGACTACGTAGATAAAAATTACGAGGCAGATAAAGAATCAGATTAAGCTCTAATATATAATATTATGAAGATATTTGAAGAGCTTAATCGTAATAATTTCTTATTGTTTGCAGCTAAGTATTATAATAATCCTGGCTGTACCAGTGTAGACGAATTTAAAGAAGACTTAAATAGATTTAAGTATATTAAAAGACTATTTAATAGGTATGAACAAAACGGAGATTTACAAGAAAGGCTAATATTAAATCACCTTATTGTAATCTACAATGTCTTTGGTATTGCTGCTGCGAACAAAATGGTTTGGTATAAGTTTCATATGAAACACTGGCCTTATGTCAAACCATTCTTAGTTTTCCTACATTATTTACCTGAAAATGAAAAAGTGGAAGTACCGTTAGATCCAACAATTGTTGCAAGGTTGAGAAATTTATGAGCATTATTTCTAGAACAGGAGATTTATTTTACGCCTTTAGATTTCTAAAGTTGTTGACTACTCCTTGGGAAAAAACCGATGCATATAAAAATGGTATCATCGATGAAAACGGTAAGGTTCTTATCAAATCAAAAGATATCCAAGGTTCTGATGAAAAGGCATCTTATACTATATTTCATAGATTGGTATTTAATGTAAAACGATTGCTTGAAAAACTTCCATTTGGTAAAACTAAATTAGCTTCTTATGCTGCTGCTTTATTTCTTATTAAAGAACATACTGGTATGAAAGAAAAAGAACTGGTTACTTTAATTGAGAAAGCAACCGGCGAAACAGCATATGAAACTATTAATGAAAACACTTGGTTCGAAAGCAATAACCAATTATCGCCTGGAAAATATATACTAAAAAATGATATCTATTCTATTGAGACCGGAGAGATTATTGCTCAAGCTAAAAGCAAAGTAGTAGTTGAAAACTTCACTCAACCATATGATCATATTTGTGGAGTGAATATATATAAAATCAAGCATTTACAACAAGATATATATGTTACAAATCAGGACATAGCTAGATGAAAAACTTTAAAACCTGGGAAGAAGCTGCCAAATTAAAAGAAGAACTACCTGCAACCTCCACTGCTGATGTTGCGATGCCCGCCGACGTGCAAGCCGATAAAGCACGTAAAAAGAAGAAAAGCGTATACGATGGCCGTACGCGTGAAGCCAAGAAATTCATTGAAAGGATTATTGCCAGACGAAATATGCAAAAATAATTGTGTACTTACTTTGAATTTTGTATTATAATAGATATCTTGACACAGTAAGGAACTTTTTTGTTTATGAATATACAAGTAACTAAGAGGAATGGTCGCCTCGAAGATTTTGATCTGGAAAAAGTACATAGAGTTTTAGAATGGGCTACTGAATCGATTACTGGAGTTTCAATATCAGAAATCGAATTGAGAGCAAACATCCAATTATATGATAAGATTCCAGCTGACTACATCCACGAATTATTAATTAAATCAGCCGCTGAGCTTATATCTGAGCAAACTCCAAATTACCAGTTTGTTGCTGCAAGGCTTATTAATTACAAGCTTCGTAAAGAAGTATATGGACAATATAACCCATTACCTTTAAACGATGTTATTAAAACTAATGTTGATCTAAAGGTATATGATCCAGCAATACTTTTTGCTTATTCTAAAGATGAAATTGATCTATTAGATTCTTATATCAAACATGATAGAGATAATAACTTTACGTATGTTGGTATGGAGCAATTCCGTGGTAAGTATCTAGTACAAGATAGATCGACAAAGCAAATTTACGAAACACCTCAGATTCTTATATGATGGTGTCTATGACTTTGTTCATGAATTATCCAGATGAGACAAGAATTAAATACGTAAAAGAATTCTATGACGCTGTATCGTTATTCTATATCTCATTGCCCACACCTATTATGGCTGGAGTACGTACTTCAACTCGGCAGTTTTCTAGTTGTGTATTGATTGAATCTGGTGATAGTTTAGATTCTATTAATGCTACATCATCTTCTATTGTGAAGTATATTTCTAAGAAAGCCGGTATAGGTATTGGTGCTGGATCTATTCGAGCTGCTGGTGCAAAAGTTGGTGATGGCTCTGTAGTTCACACTGGCCTTATTCCATTCCTTAAATATTTCCAAGCAGCAGTAAAATCATGTTCTCAAGGCGGTGTTCGTGGTGGCGCTGCTACGGTGTATTTACCGGTATGGCATTACGAGTTTGAAGATCTTATTGTATTAAAGAACAATAAAGGAACTGAAGAAACACGTGTTCGCCACATGGATTATGCATTTCAATTTAATAAGTTGATGTATGAGCGTTTATTGACCGGTGGTAATATTACCTTTTTTGATCCTAATGACGTACCTGGACTATACGAGGCTTTCTTTGCTGATCAAGTAAAGTTTAAAGAATTATATGAAAAGTACGAAAGGAAAACATCTATTCGTAAAAAGTCTTTACCGGCTCTTGAAGTATTTCAACAGTTTTTGATAGAACGTAAAGATACCGGTAGGATCTATCTTATGAATGTTGACCATGCAAATGAACATGGCGCATTTATTGCCGAAGAAGCTCCAATTAAGATGTCAAATCTTTGTTGTGAAATTGATTTACCAACTAATCCATTGGGTAGCAAAGACAAACCAGGTGAAATATCTTTGTGCACATTGTCAGCAATTAACTGGGGTCTTATTGATAAACCAGAAGACTTTGAAAAATATTGTGAGCTTGCAGTACGTGCTTTAGATAGCTTATTAGATTATCAAGATTATCCAGTGACAGAAGCTTGGGCTGGAACAATGCTTCGACGTCCATTGGGTATTGGTATTATTAACTTGGCTTACTTCTTAGCAAAACGTGGTCTTAAATACGATGAAGCTGCTTTAGAAACAATTGATGAGTATGCTGAAGCATGGTCTTATTATCTAATTAAAGCATCTGTTGAACTAGCACAAGAAAAGGGTCCATGTAATGGTTATAAACAAACTAAATATAGTAAAGGCATTACTCCTAATTTAACTTATAAGTCTGAAGTCGACGAATTGATATATAATACTGAGCGTTTACCTTGGAGTGATCTGCGAAAGAAAATGGTACAACATGGAATTCGCAACTCTACTCTAATGGCTTTAATGCCAGCGGAAACCTCAGCACAAATTAGTAATAGTACTAATGGAATAGAACCACCTAGAGCTCTAGTCTCTTATAAACAATCGAAGGATGGTGTTATGGCACAAGTTGTTCCAGGATATCATCATTTGAAAAATAAATATGATCTTTTGTGGGATCAAAAATCGCCGGATGGTTATCTAAAAATTTGTGCAGTTTTACAAAAATACATTGACCAAGGAATCTCTGTTAATACTTCATATAATCCTGAGCATTTTGAAGATAGCAAAGTACCCATGTCGGTCATGATAAAAGATTTAGTTACTGCTTACAAATACGGTTTAAAGCAATTATATTATTTTAATACGTTTGATGGTGCTGGTGAATATAAAGAAGAAGCGCCTATGCATACGTACGAAGGTACTATGCCTGTTGAAGAAGATGATTGCGAAAGCTGTAAAATCTAAAGGAATAAACAAACAATGGTCTTAAATAAAAATACTAAATCTCATTTAGAAAAAACTATGTTTTTCGATGAGAGTGTAGATATTGCGCGGTATGATCAAGTTAGGTATCCACAATTAGAAAAAATTACAGATAAACAACTTGGATTTTTTTGGCGTCCAGAAGAGATCGATGTATCAAAAGATAAAAAAGACTTCCATAGTCTTACTGAACATGAACAACACATTTTTACTTCTAACCTGAAACGTCAGATTCTATTAGATAGTATACAAGGGAGAGCGCCGAACTTGGCGTTCCTTCCAGTGACGTCTTTACCTGAAGTTGAGAACTGGGTTGAAACATGGTCGTTTTTCGAGACAATTCATTCACGATCGTATACACATATTATTCGAAACATATATGCTAATCCTAGTAAAGTGTTCGATGAAATGTTAGACATTCAAGAAATTATGAATTGTGCACAAGAAATTAGTAAGTATTATGACAACCTTATTACGTTGAATAATAAAGATAATGCCAACGGCTATGAACACAAGAAGTCTTTATGGTTGGCTATGATGTGTGCTAATGCTCTTGAAGGTATTCGATTTTATGTTTCATTTGCGTGTTCATGGGCATTTGCTGAATTAAAGAAAATGGAAGGTAACGCAAAGATCATTAAATTTATTGCTCGGGATGAGAATACTCACCTTGCAGCAACAACTACTATTATTAAAAATCTTCAAAAAGAAGATCAAGATTTTGCTAAAATTGCAATTGAAACTGAAGAAGAAGTAAAGCAAATGTTTGTCAATGTTATTGAACAAGAAAAAGCATGGGCTGAATATCTTTTTCGTAATGGCTCTATGATCGGGTTAAATAAAAACCTATTGAATGATTATGTTGAATGGATTGGTACTAAACGCATGAGAGCAATTGGTATTAATTCGCCGTATCATGTTCAAAAGGCTAATCCACTACCATGGACTGAAAAATGGATTGGTGGAGGTAACGTTCAGGTTGCTCCACAAGAAACAGAAATCAGTTCTTATGTAGTGGGTGGTATTAAACAAGACGTATCATCAGATACATTATCAAGTTTAAGTTTATAAGGAAATTACTAATGTATATCGAAATTTATAGCAAAGAAGATTGTAGTAACTGCGTACAAGCGGAAAATATTGCACAACAATTGTGTCAAGAAAATGAGCATAGATATAATAAACTAATGTTAAATTCTGATTTTTCAAGGGAAGAACTTTTAGAAAAGTTTCCCACCGCTCGAACCTTTCCTCAAATTAAAATTGATGGAAAAGCGATTGGAGGTGTGGATAATTTCATAAAGTACTTACAAGAGTTATGAAGTCGATACTACTAGATTGTCAATACTGCTATTCAGAAACAATCATCAAGTATGATAGTGAAGAGTGCGACCAACCTAAGTACTGTCCAGTGTGTGGTAAAGAACAAGATAATGATTACGAGGAATTAGAGTTTCAGGAATATGACTAGAAGAAATGTGGCTCAAAGACGGCAAGCAATGGAATCCTCCAGAAGATTTCAATCCCAAAGAAATTTATGGTTTTGTTTATCTGATAACAAACAATCAGACGGGCAAGAAATACGTGGGAAAGAAGTTTTTCTGGAGTCAAAAGACGTTACCAATAACAAAGACTCGTAAGAGAAGAAAGAAAACTTTAGTAGAATCTGATTGGAGAAACTACTGGGGATCTAATAGGCATTTACAAGAAGATGTAGAAAATCTTGGTGAAGAACAATTTACTCGAGAGATTTTACATCTTTGCAGAACCAAAGGAGAATGTGCTTATCTAGAATTAAAAGAGCAAGTTGTTCGTGAAGTGCTTCTTACCGAAGATTATTACAATGGCATCATAGCTGTTAAATGCAATGCAAGTTCAGTTAAAAACTTAAAAGAATAAAAATAACAGTTTACATACTAATAAAAGTATTGTATAATATAGGATAATACTTATGGGAGATTTAGTACAGTTTCCGACCGGTAAGATCTTAAAAGCCAATGAGGAAATAAAAAGTAAGTCAGATCAAGAGTATGAAAAAGCAATGGACGCCGTTGATATCGCTATTAGAATGTTCGTTATTTTACAACAAGCGTTTGTTGAATTGGACGATCCTGAATTAAAGGATTTAAATTTTACAGATCCAAATTGTTTAGAAGCACAAGATATGTATGTTATTATTAATCTGATAAGTTCAATGATTATTAGACATTATGGCATAAATCATCAATTGCATCCATACATGGAAGATCTTTATGAGATTATAGTCGAGCAATTAGAACAATGATACTACTAGATTATTCGCAAATAGCATTATCAAATATTATTGTGCAAAAGATAAATGATGAAAATATGATTCGTCATATGATTTTGAATAGCATTCGAATGTACAATAAAAAATACCGAAATGAATATGGCCAAATGGTTATATGTGCAGATGGATTTAATACATGGCGTAAAGAATTCTTTCCACAATACAAAGCAAATAGAAAGAAAGGCCGTGATGAGTCAGATTTCGATTGGCAAGAAATCTTTCGAATCTTAAATCTTGTACGTGAAGAAATCCAGCAAAACTTACCATATAAGGTACTACATATCGAAGGCTGTGAAGCTGATGACTGTATTGCTGCGCTGGCATTACGTACTCAAGAGTTTGGTCAACACGAACCGGTGATGATTATATCTTCTGATAAAGACTTTATTCAATTACAAAAGTTTAATAATGTAAAACAATTTAGTCCTATTCAAAAGAAAATGGTCACTGATAAGAATCCTAGACTTTATCTTATGAACCATATATTAAAAGGTGATAAGGGAGATGGTATTCCGAATGTCAAATCAGATGATAATTGCTTAGTTGAATCTAGACGGCAGACACCAGTTAGTGCTAGTTTTGTACAATCTGTTTTAGACGCTGATTGGCCGGAGGATTCTACAGTATTTACCGATGAGATTAAACGTAACTATCAAAGAAATAAAAAGTTGATAGATTTGACTGAAATCCCATCTGATGTAGTTGAAAAAATTATATATAATTATGATAACCAAAAAGTAGCTCCTAAAATGAAGGTGCTTAATTACTTAATCAAAAAACGATGCAAGCAACTAATTGATTGCGTAGAAGAATTTTATAATGCCTAAACCAATAGCAATACATAAAATCTTAGAAGAAACATCTAAGATGAAATCACAATCAGAAAAGGTAGAATATTTGCAAAAGCATGCAGATAACCAAGTTCTACTAAATATATTCCGAATGGCGTGGAATGATAATATTCAATTCTCATTGCCTGAAGGAGAACCACCTTATGTTCCCGCAGCCGAGCCTACAAGTAGCCTGTATAAAATCAATAAGCATTTTGGCCACTTTCTAAAAGGTTCAAAAACACCTCAACTCAAAAAGGAAACTTTATTCATTCGGCTATTAGAAATGCTTCATCCTGAAGAAGCTAAAATTCTAGTTGCAGTGAAGGATAAAAAGCAACCATATAAAGGTGTCACTAAAGCTGTTGTTAAAAAAGCATTTCCCACAATCTTGACTTAGCTATAGGAGGAGTAAAATAATTTCTATATTATGAAATAATATTCAACCATTAATTTAGGAAATTATTTATGCAAGAGATTAACCGTTTAAAAAGAGATAAAGCAGAAATCGAAAAATATAGAATGAAATTATTGAAAAACGGAAATCAAGTATTAGCTTACAAAATGCAGCAAAAGATTGAATATATAGAAGAGTGTATACAGGAGATGTTAGAAAAGCAAGCAGCTTAACACGAGGAGCTTCGGCTCCTCAATAACTTATAAGTGAAAATTATAATATGCCTTTGTATGATTTTAGAAGTAAAGAAACCGGTGAGGTGATCACTAAAATGATGTCAATTGCTTCTAGAGAAGAATTCTTAAAAGAGAATCCGGATCTAGAGCAAGTGATTCTTTCGGCCCCACCATTAGCAACTAGTGGTATGTCTATTGAGCGCAAAGCCGGTAGCGAGTGGGGCGATGTCCTTAAAAATGTAGCAGCACAAAATCCCTATAGTCCATTGGCTGATCGCTATGGCAAAAAGGATCCTAAGTCAGTTAAAGTCCGAGAAACCGTTAAGAACGTTAAAAAGAGATTAAAAGATGACAATAGCTAAACCAACTCGATTAAGAATAGATCATTTGGTTACATTAGACCCTTTAACAAACGCTCAAGCTGATGTGTTTAGAGCTTGGAGAGATGGATTTAATCTATGCCTTTCTGGTTCTGCCGGTACTGGTAAGACATTTATTTGTATGTATTTAGCGCTATTAGACATATTAGATAAAGATACTCCATACGACAAATTGATTATTGTTCGATCAGCAGTACCTACTCGAGACATGGGATTTCTTCCTGGAAAGAAAGAAGAAAAAGAAGCAGCATACTTAGATCCATATAAGATTATTTGCGCTGATTTGTTTGACGACTCAGAAGCTTGGAATAAATTAATCACATGGAAGAATATTGAATTCCTTACGACATCATACATACGTGGTGTTACTTTAGACAATGCAATTATTTTAGTAGATGAGTCACAAAATTGTACATATCATGAATTATGTAGTATAATAACTAGGGTAGGAGTAAATTGTAAATTCATGATGTGTGGAGATTATTACCAGACTGACTTTACAAGAAAAGATGACCAAAGCGGCATAATTGAGTTTATGAATATATTAGATCATATGAAATGGTTCTCGCATGTACAATTTAGTTGGGAAGATATTGTTAGATCAGATTTTGTTCGTGACTTTATAATGACAAAAGAAATGATTGAAAGTGGAAAAATATGACATTTATACATGAAGACTTTAACTTAGGATATGACGATCTAGTAGCAGAAACGACAAGTAATGGAAGGATGTATTCTGATCCGGATGGTAATAAGTATCCATCTGTTACGACAGTTCTTTCTATTCTAAGCGAAGATTCAATTCGTGAATGGCGAGCAAGAGTCGGTGAAGAAGAAGCTAATAAGATATCAACCAAAGCTTCTCGCCGAGGAACCGCTGTTCATTCAATTATCGAAAAGTATATCGATAATGAAGAAGACTTTAAAGAAGGCTTTACACCCGATGTCCATGAAAGCTTTTATACAATCAAAGATGTATTGGATAAACACGTTGGTAAAGTCTATGCTCAAGAAGCTCCATTATATTCTAAGCATTTGCATCTTGCTGGTAGAGTAGATTGTGTGGCCGAATGGGATGGAAA